GTCATAAAAGTTTGCAAGTTCATACATGTTATATGGTGGTGTGATTACGTCAAATAGACCGTATCCATTTCTGTATACCGTTCCAGGATTCAAAGCCTTTGATCCAGCATCTACTCCAGATGGAGTTGCATTTGCAGAATCAAGATATGCTTCTGTTGGCGTAATTGCTTTATTTACTTGTCTTGCAACTCTTCTACGAAAGTTTTGATCTAGTCCAGAATACTCTTTTAACTCTTCCCAATTTTTATTAAATGGATCTGATAATTTAAACTGGTCCTCTTCTTTTTCTTGAGTGTTTAAACTTGCACGAACATATTGAAAATTTTCTTCATCACTCATCGCCATACATCCTTAATGTTTTCTGTGCTGCATCTATTGCTCCAAGATCATTTAATGATGGGATTAGACCTTGCATCATTCTATCTTTTTGCTCTGAGTATTCTTCTTCTGATACTCTAGTTAGTCCTGGAACAAAATGAACAGTACCTTGACCGTCGTCACCAAAAGATACTGCAGCCTTTTTTAATTCTGCTATTTTTGATATATCGCCCTTAGTTGCTGGTATGTTTAAAACAGAACCATTTCCGTCTGTATACCACTTTCCGTTTGATTTCTTATATACATAAAGTCCCCAATCATAGTGCTTATCAATTACCTGACGGCGTACATTATTTACAATTGGTTTACCAGTTTTTGAGTTTATTAAAGAATCCATAACCACAAGTATACCAGATTAGATAGGTGAACCTACAGATATTAACCAGTTAGTGTCTTTATATATTTTTAACTTTTCAGCATCAAAAATCATACCCTCTTGATCATCTATAATTATCTTATTAGTTCCCATATAGTTTGAATAGACTTCCTCTGCATTCACACCATATAAAGATGAGGTAGAAATAACTAGAACTCCATCCCAGGTATAGTTATTTAGCCAGAAGGTCCATTGACGTGGTGTAAGACCCTCTTGTTTGACCTTTTGCCATGGCCTTGTTATTTTACTTTGAACCTGTTGTAGATTATTAGCCTGGTAATATGAAATGTTATTAAATAATGCAGGACTATTTAGATTAATAGAGCCTCTGAATGAATCAAAATTTAGTTCTGACCCAAAGTTTATTCCTAAAACTGTCCAATCTTTAATTGTTAAAACAGGCTCTCTTGTTAATGTGCCATTAATAAAATAAGATATTCCATTAAAGTCTAACCCAGTTAACTTACTCTTTGCATAAATTTTTGCTCTTTTACCAGTTGTATCGTTTGAAATAATATAAAATATAATAGTATCTGCTTTATACCTTAATTCAAATAAAGGTATTGGCGTTCCTGGAAAAAACTTTTCATCATATCTTACCCAACACTGAATTGCACTTACTCTATAATTTTCTGCAATTGATTGATTAATAGGAATAGAGATTCCACGATCAAAATTAGAATCAAAATCTCCACGAACTTGGATACCTGATGTTTTATTTATGTATAAATATGGTGTACTTCCTTTATAAATACTAAATGGATTTTTTGATTTATAGTCATAATAAATTCCAGATCTTTTATATGGAAATATATATGTTCCAAACTTAGTGCCAATTGGATTAAAGGAATTATCATTTAATGCTTGAGATGCAAGTTCTAGTTTTCTTAATAAAATTGGTTTAGTTAATATTCCACGTACATTAAATTCTAAATGGTAAACAATTGCAATTTCATTAAAGTCAACATCTTTTCTTGGGTAAATTATTGTGTTATCTACAACTTCAAATTTTGTAGTTGCCCAAGAAGAGTAGTCAGACACATCAACTACTCCATTTTCTTTTGCTGTTACAATGTTGGTAAAGTTATTTTGTAATAAGTTTGCCCCGTCTACAACATATTGAAATGTTACATAACTTTTAATTGAAGCATTTTCTGTATTATACTCGTAGTACTTTAATGATTTTTCTTTAAGATCTTGATAGTTTTTCCAACCAGTTAACAAGGTATTATCTAATTGACTATAAGTTTTTTGAACTGGAGAAGAATATGTGGTGCTTAATTCATCATAGGTCCATGATCCTGTAGACTCTGATTCCAACAAGGTAGAGTTTGAGGGATATCCAATATTAAACTGTAAAAAGTCTAAATCATAAAATGAATTACCCACATCGTTTTGTACATACTTAGCAAAATATGATAAAGGAAGGTAGTCTTCCCAATACCCTGAAACTCCTATGTCTAAGAATAACTTTCCGTATGCATATGTTGGCAATAGTGTATAACTTGCTGTGTGCTGTAAAAGTTCTTGTCCATAGTCTAGATCTATAGTTCCATTTTCATTAAAATAGTTTTGTATTTTTGTTAAATCTAAAAATGTAGAAAATCCAACTGAGTAGATATATCCTCTAAATGTTTTAGAGCCAATTTCATCTCCACCAACATATAAACTTAAAGAATTTTGATTTCCAAAAAATGTTGCTACGTTGCCACCAAAAGTATTAACAAAACTTTGAATATTAATTCCTACAGGAAAAATTTCACCTAAGTTAATATCTTCAATTCTATGTATTTCTTCTGTTACTCCAGAATAAGTTAGCGAATATACAATATCTAAACCATCTACTTTAATTGTAAAATTGTTTGCATTAGTTGCACTATATATTTTAAACAAAATTTCTTCATCTTGATCTGTTCCGCTGCCCTCTTCATTTATTTGAAAGACACCGTAAATAGAGGCAACCTGAGAATTTAAAACATTAAAGTTAGAAAAATTTATATATGAGCCTTGACTATCCCAGGAATTGTCTGGGTTTAGGCATATAAACCTTTCTTCTGTTCCAAGGTCTCCACTTGTTATATTGTCATATAGGTCAGTAGAATCATCATATAAATCCTGAATTGTTTTTGTTCCTGTAAAAATTGTTGGGAGAGAATACTGTGGAGTGGTTAATGCTTTTGCAGTTGTAGTTAAGTTATCAAAACTTCCTTGCTGCCATTCCGCAAAATCTGGGTAGTTATAATTTGAAGTATAGTTGGCAAAAGAGTAATCAATAACAGCAGAAGTTCCACTATAGGCTGCATCAATATTTTCTGAAGATCCCACACCTTGTCCGTATACATATCTTCTTTTTGCAATAATGTCTGGTACTTGATATGAATAAATTGCAACACAATCAAGATCTATGGTGTTTACATCTTCATAACAATAAAAACCTATCCAATCTTCATCATTTAAGTGTGGAAGTTCAATTTGGCTTGTTATAAAATCTAGAGATATTACCTGTTCTCCATTTATTAAAACTGTTGCATTGTTTTCAATAACTCTTAAATGAATTAGCATTGGTCTAAACCATTCGCCCACAAAATGAGAACTAAAGTTTCCATCAATTAAAAGAGTTAAAAATCCACCCTCAACATACAAACCATTACTACTTCCTATTGGCCCAAATATTTTTTTTGGATCAAAGGCGTCTGAGTTTATTCTTGCCCAAAACTCAACAGTATAATCATTATATCTTCCACCTTCATGTAAAAATCCTTTTCCTGGAAAAATAATTGATGGGTTATCGTTAATGTTTGGTGTTAGTTTTGTAACATTAGATGCACCAAAAACCAATGGTATGCCAGTATTTTTTGCAACTAGTGCTTTATCTTTTACAAGATAGTATGCGGTATCAGAAGAAATTCCATATGCTGATGCTTCTACAACTTTGCTTGTAGTATTTAAATTAACATTGTTAGGGAAATTTATAGGAAATATTCCTAAAGATGTTGAGTTAAATTCTTCAGACCATTGTCCAACTGATATTCCATTAAAATAAAACTTATAGTCATCTTCAGAAACTCCACCAGTATTTGTAACAATCTTTAATAGTATTCTAAATTCTGTATTTTCATTTGGTATATCAAATGTTCCAGAAATAAATGCCCAGGATTGATAAATGTTTGTTTGAAAATCATTAAATACTCTTTTTGTTTCAGATGTTGTTGTGTCTACATATTCAAAACCAACTGAAATTGATTGTAGGTGTAAACTATCAGAATAAAAATATGTGCCTATACAAAATGTTTCAAGGCTTTGATCAAGACTAGAAAAATTTGAAAGATATGGACTCCAGGATATTGTTTCATGACCGTCTTGTACTGGAACATCTGAATATATAATTGTTGTTGTACTATCTGGAAATGGTACACCCTCTGGTGGATTTACTACTGGAGTTGATCCACCACCAATACCGTCCCAAACAGATCCTATATTTCTTTGCTGTTCTGTTATTAAACTAATATAATCTAACTTATCATCTAGTGCCCAAAGAACTAGTGGGTGTTCACTAAAAATCTTTTCTGCATATAAATTAGATGGACTAGACATTATTCTCCTATAACCTTATTATAGCAGGATGAAGTCT